GGATTACTAATGGTAAACGTAGTGTTTTCACTAAGTGTGTGACTAAAGACATTACCTGCCTCACAGTTAATCGTTGTTGCATTACTTGATGACGTTACAGCTTGGTATGTTTCATTATATGATGTTACTATAATTTCACCATCAATGTCAACATCACCTGTGTAAGTTTCTAGTGAAAAGCTTGTAAGTTTACCATCAAGTTGTGTCTGAATGTTTGATGTTACACCATCCACAAAGTTAAGCTCTGCTGTAGTAGCAGTGATACCGTCTAGTGTGTTCAGTTCAGCTGTTGTAGCAGTTACACCATCTAGGATGTTTAGTTCTGCTATGTTTGCTGTAACACCCAAGTCACTCAAGGTAGCAGACTTAGAGTCTAACACAGCCTGCAGACCATCTATGTTAGCAATAGTGTGGTTGTGACTGTCATCAGCAATAACTGTAGTAATAGTAATATTAGACGTGCCATCAAAGTTAGCTGCACCTGATACATCACCGCCTAGGGCGATAGTACGTGCTGTAGTAAGTGCATCCGCTGTAGCAGCAACACCGCTAATAGAAGCATTGATAGTACCATTTACAGTAAGGTCACCTGTGACTGTACCATTTCCTGATACACTCAGTGTTCCTACGTTAGCAGTGTCTACTGCAGCAGTATCAATGTTAGCTGTACCATCAATATAGAGGTTACGCCACTCAGAACCTACAGCACCTAAGTCATACGTATCGTCTACACTAGGTAAGATGCTTGATGCAACGTCAGAAACAAAGGAGACGGTATCTGTAGCAGCATTACCTAGTGTCGTATTACCTGCAATAGTAGCATTGCCTGTTACAGTGAGGTTACCACCAATAGTAGCGTTACTAGTTACGTTAAGAGTGCTCTGCAGTGTAGCAGCGCCTTCTGCGTTAAGCGTACCGTCTACATCAGCATTACCTTCTAAGAACAAGTCCTTGTAGCGAACGGCGTCTGTACCTAAGCTAAGCACATTAGTAGTCTTAGGGCGCATTACAGCAGTAGTAACAATGACATCCTGCACAGGGCCAACCACTGTAATAGGTGAGCCGTTCTCAGCCGTACCATCATGAGTATGTCCTGTAGCGTTATTAAACGCTGCATCAATAGCGTTGAACTCGTTGTCAAGATCATCAGCATCAATTACGTTGCCATTAGCAATGTTATTAGCTAAGTCTTGACGTGTATAACCTGCCATATCAGTTTTCCTTACTGTCTATCATCTGTAGCATACTCAAAGAGTGCTGTGTCTAATAAGAATGCTGCATCAGCACTATTATCTTCAATACGTATCGCTACTGTTTCACCAGAGCCAATAACTTGGTTAAGGTAGTTCTGCGTTCTAGGCGCTCCATACACAGCAGTGCCAAAAGTAGACGTGTTATCACTATAGATACCTACAGCACCACCCGTCTGCACAATCTGAAACGAAGGTGGCTGAATATACCCTGTTCTACCTTGGTTAAACTTAATACCCGCAGTTATATTAATAGCACCAAAAGGTTTAATGTAAAAGTTTAACTTATAGAAAGTCTTACGTACCTGAGGGTCATTAATAGGCATATAAGGTGACTCATAGATAGCATCAATAGCAGATCCATCTCGGCTAGTACCTGTATCTAAGTTGTAAACGTAGCCATCATTATTAGCAAAGACACGATACTCATCCTCACCAATAAACTGAGAGTCTGCAATGTACACTTTAAAGCCCTTAAGCTCAGCCCACTGAAAGCCTTGACCCCCTTGGTCAATAAACTTAGTGCCTAGTACACCCTTAGCAACGCCATCCCGTTCACTGTCTACGTAAGCAAATAATCTGTACTGAGCTTTACTACGAATAACAGTACTACTAAAACTAGCAGCGTAATCCTGTAGTTTAGTTACTGTAGGTCTAATGTTCTTAGATGCAACATCAATACCAAAGTCACCAATACGATCTGTAGAACTTAGTGTACGCAAACCGTCAGGGCCAAGGAACATAACATCTGCGCCTACCTCTTGGATAGTATCAGCACTTAAGCAACCCAAGTCTTCTGTTACAGCACTCATAGAGAAGTCTGCTGCGCTAGTACCAGTGATACGCATGATCTTATCTACCGCAAAGACGATAAGCTGATCACGAAAGACAATTAGTCCCGTAATCTCTGAGCCAATACTAATACTCCCTGCACCATTAGCAGGGCTTAGGTCATCTGCACTATAGGGTGCTGTAAAGACTAGCTCTGTACCCACACCAAAGAAGAGTGTACTCTTAAACATACAGACATGACTTGCCCCCTCTACAGCATCATTAGTTGCTGAGCTTGTCATGTGCGTCAGTGTACCTGCTGTACGATCATAGTATGCAGGGAAGTTTACACCATCAACAAAGCATATCTGGTATACGTTATTAAAGTTGTAACGTGCCTGTCTTACCTTAGTGAAGGTAATGTCAGGTGCTGTAGCAAGAGAAGTCCATGTAGGTGTAGCATCAATTGCGTTGCCTATGTAGTACACGCCATTACGTGCAGCAATAACCTTTTGGTTGTTAGCCTGCTGCACTAACGCTAGAGCCTGTACTACACCAGAGCCAGGAAGCGCAGCATTAATAAACTTAGTATAGCCTGATACCTTACGGTAACCACCATCTAGGGAAGGCTCAAAGTTTTGTAGTTGAAATGCTGAACCTACATTATTAATACCTTGCTGGAGAGGACTGATGTTTGTAATCAAGCCGCCCGTAAAAGGTACTGGAAATGTTTGCCACTGTGTAGCCATTATTATGTTACTCTTAGGCTAGGTTTGTTACGTGTAATCATTGTAGAACGTATATAGTCGTAACGGTTAATATACAAACTACGCATGTACTTAATACCAGATTCAAACTTGCCTTGTGCAATCTGAGATGCCTGTGTATCAGAACGGAACTGATAAGCGTAGAACATGGCACCATCTACAATAATATGCTTAAACTCAATAGGAACATTAGGTACATCATCATACAACTCAAGTGATACCTGATTGCGGTAGTACTCATATACTATTTCATATGCTTTGTCTGGAGTAGGTACTATTAGAAACTCTTTACTAGGAGAACGAGCAACAAAGCGGGGAAGATCTTGTAAGTCGCTACCAGTGTTATACTCATAATCAACATAGTTGTCAAGGTATTCTTGGTAATCCATAGATTTTAGTTTAGTAGTGCTTACACTTAATGAGGCATCTTTCTTAATGCGAAAGCTATTCATGTCAATTAGTTTAGCATCAGTAGGATAATCGTAGCGTGTTACACCAGCAGTAAGAGTCTCTTCTTCTAGAATGTGATTCCAAGGCCAGTTATACTCTTCATGGTTGATGTGTAGTAGCGAAGCATTTACAGCGTCTTTAGCTGAACTATAGAAGCCTGCAGCTGTAGCAAAGTTAGAACTTGATAGTTCTACTTCGTTAAGGCGGCGGTTTACTTCGTTTACTAGTCCTAAATAGTTATATGCCATTATTTATTCCTTACACGTAAACGAACCTTACGTTCTACTACTAAACCATTCGTGTCGGCTATGCGACAGTAGAACTGGTACTGTATATTATTATCACCAGAGCCTATACGTGCAGTAGCTACTTTGTCTGTATTAGTAGCAGAGATAAGCTGAATGCCTTTTACAAGCTGTCCACTAGGAATAAGCTGAGTCTTCACACCATCAGCGTCATCAACAAACCAAGTAACACTACTAAGTGTTGCACCGCTAAGAAAGCGAGACCAGTCAATGCTATAGTCTAGTATTTCGTCAGGATCTTTGTTAGGCCATTTAAGAGACATTATTATTATTCCTATGCTGCACGTACATACGCTGTGTTACCTAGTGTGCTATACTCACCTATGTAAGCAGTACGATCTCTGCTGTAGTTTTCTTTGATTGACTCATAGTCAAACTGTATCGCATTAATAGTTTCATCGCCTACAGTAAATGTACCCTGTACTCCTGTTGGTACTACTACAGCCTGACAGTCTAGTGTGACAGTGTTGACTGCTGTTGTACCACCTACACCTTTACCTGCTAGGCTGATGTTAGCGTCTGACTCTACTACAACCTCATCACCCTCTACTAGTAGTGAGTCAGTGATGATCTGTAAGCCAAACCCTACAGGCTGTATAGTTGGGCCAAACCCTGCACTTACGGTAATGCCACCCAGACTTGCAGTAAATGCTGTAGCCATTGTGATAGTAGGAGTTGTACCTACACCACCGTCTACTGTAATAGCACCTGCTGCACCTGTAGCTGTTACTGCTGCTGGTACAACTACTGCACCTGCTGCTGCTGTTGCACTACCTGCTGCACCATTACCTTGTACACCTGTAAGATCAACATTGGTACGTGAGCTAATGTCTGGTGTGCCTATAGCACCTGTACCTGCTACACCTGTAAGTACAAAGGAAGCATTGGCCTGTTCATAGCTTTCACCAAAGGTAGCTACTGAGAAAGGATTAGTTGAGTAGGCCATGCTTTACTCCTTATGCAGCAGCATCACTTG